AACCATGACAGACAATACTACCAATATGAGTAATTCAATTGGTGATATGACTGATAGCTTGGCTTCGACTTCTAATGGTATTCATGCACAGTCTCTCATGATTGCAATTAATGAATTGCTTAAGCCAGAAAATACTAAATACATTACGCTTTCAAGTGCTAATGTTATTCCAATGATTGCTCCGGCAAAGGCATTGGCTGAAACTGCAACGGAAGCAGAACTTGCTGGTATTGCTTTCCTTTGGATCACTGAGATCAATATGTGTCAGGTAGACGACATCCTAACCAAGCAACAAAAGGATAACTTTGATCTTGGTAAGTGGACTAAGCTTAACGCATTGCAACTGATTGCCGGACTTATGCCGGAAGAAACATTCTCTAAGATGATTGTTAGTCAGATTAAGAATGGCGGAGAATACAGAACTGCAGCATACCATCTCGTGGTACTACGCTATCTGTTTATCAAAGACTTCATGCTTGAGACAACATTAAGCGGAACTTCAATGAATACTCCGGCTCAATATGAAACGGCATTGAATTATCTGGACTACCTAAAGAACATCAGGAGCTATCCGTTCAGTGCTGATCTAAGTTTAAAGCTGTTTGGATTCTATGACACGAATGGTCTTGGTCTTAACCAGACATTGACCATCGACTTATCAACAACTCTTGAATCTTATTATAAGAAACTAGCAGTCAAATTCGTAAAAGAACTTGACCCAGTTTATAGTAATCATGTATTATTAAAACCTAGACTTGCCGCAATCAAACGGCGAATCGATAACCAATAAGGAATGAGTAAAAGTATGTTTAGAAAATTATCTATCATTTTAGGAGCATGTTGTTTGTTAACTGCTTGTGGAGATATTTATACACCTCCCCCAATTAATCTTAATCCACTTCCTCCTGTAGTGGTTAATCCTGTTCCGCCAGCTCCATTGCCTTTACCAATGCCAGTTCCTCCTCCCATTGGAAACTTCGTTGTTGTTCAGCGTGGATTCTATGCAGGATGCAGAGGAAACATTGTGAATGTGTATAATGTTTTTGGTACAGGAAATTTCTATACATTGAATCCTTTGTACTGTGCATTTACAAACACCACATTCTTTAACATTACACTTCACTGGAGTATGTTCTAATGAATAAGAATGATGAGTTTGAACAGGGATTTCAGTATGCTTTGTATGTTCTCAATACTTTAGGCGTAGATGTCGAAAGCATCTTAGGATCTGAGACATACAAGAACATCGAACAAACTGAGAAGAAATAAAAAAGTTTTGGGGACGGCGTGGGAAGCTGTGGAAACTGAGGTGAGAAATCACTGCAACAATAGCCACTGGAGACACGCAAGACACAGAAAACTGTATCGGATTTGCTGTTGGAATACCCCACGGGGGATGCCCGATACTGGCAGGAGTAGCGACCTGCTCCCCAAATAAACATTAAGGAGATAATATGGGATACATCATTTTATTAGTTATCACGCATTTGTTAGCATTCTTTATCGGATACAAGGTTAATGAAAAGACTTTGGACAAGATTGAAAACACTGGCTCATTCAGTGAAAGATATGCGGCTGGTGTAATCAAAAAGAAAAAAGAACAAACAAAACTATTCAAGAAAAAGTAATAATCATGAATGATAATGTAAATCATCCAAGTCATTATACCCAAGGGCTAATAGAAGTTATTGATTTCATCGAAGATCAAAAGCTAGACTTTCGTGCTGCCAATGTGATAAAATATACTTGTAGAGCTAAGTACAAAGGTAAAGAGCTGGAAGACTTACGCAAGGCAAGATTCTATTTGGATAGAATGATACAGGAACTTGAAAGCAAATGAATAAAAAACAAATTATTTCCGATCTAAACAACGAAGCAATGTTTGCCGATGGATTTGATGATGCTATCATTGGATTCGTAAGCCATCCATTAACTGGATACATTGCTTGTTACGATACGGATAAGTGCATTGACATTCTAATGGATGAAGGAATGACAGAAAGCGAAGCGCATGAATACTTTGAATACAACGTTCTTGGTGCTTATGTTGGTGAGAACACTCCATGTTTTGCTATAATCTTTAAGGATTAATCTAAGTGAAAATCTATATACCGATTCGTGTAATGCAAGCCTTATCAGATAAAGCTAGACATGAACTTCTAACTTTATTCGCAGATCCAATTTCACTAAAGACTTCTGTTAAGTTAGTGGAAGATGATGTGTATGTTAAGATGCTTCCAATGGTTTCTCACGTTGTTGAGCTATATGAAAATATGAATGAAGCAGAACGAGAACTTAAACATCTTCGTGAAGTTAAGAAGTCTGTAGATGCAATGAAGGAATTGTTTAAATGATACCTGATACTGGATTCATAATTAAATACGGTTCTTATTTTGGTTTAGTAGAACATTTAGATCTTGATAAAATGACAGCAAAATTATTATTATATAAAACATTTGATGAAGCAGATGATGTTGTTCATAAATTAAGTCTTGAACAATTTCCTAATTGGCATAAAACTGAATGTCCTAAATGCAAGAAAGGTGCGGAGTGATGTTAGAGATTCGTAAAGTTGAAAATGGTTATCTTGTCCATAAAGGAAACTACAACAGAGAAATGCCTCAGACTTGGGTTGCTGAAAACATTGAATATTTACTCGCTTTAATTAAAGATATTTTAGAACCAAAAGAAAAGGACATAGAATAATATGTTAAGAGGATTTGAATTGATTAAAGTTAATGTAAAGAAAACACATGAGGATGCTGTTATCCCTCAGTATCAAACTGAAGGAGCAAGTGGGTTCGACTTACACTCAGTACAAGAGTATAAGGTTTACGCAGGACAGGTGTTGCTTGTTGATACAGGTATTGCATTTGAGATTCCTAAAGGACTTGAGCTACAGGTTAGACCAAGATCAGGTCTTAGCTTTAAGACTCCACTTCGTGTAGCTAACTCACCCGGAACTGTTGACAGTGACTTCAGAGATTCAGTGAAGGTAATCATCGAGAACAGATCAGACAATGAATCCTACACCATAAAGAAGGGTGAACGCATTGCTCAAGGTATTATCTGCCCAGTATATCAGGCAACATTCCAAGAAGTAACAGACCTTAACGACACTCAACGTGGAACAAACGGATTCGGGAGCACAGGCACATGAAAAAGAAAGATAAGTTTAAAACTCTAATAGGTTCTGATTTTTTAACAGAATACGCAAAGAAAGCAAAGATTCCCAAAGGCTTTAATAAAAACTCTCGCATAATTAGAGATACTGTGGAACATTTTAAGAACGACAAATGGCCGCTCGATATTGATCACATTAAAGATGAAATTATCCATGAAGTTCTCGGATTTGATATCCTCTCTTATGTTATTAGAGAGATGAACAAAAGAAAACTAAAGGTTTGTCTCGGAGAAAGAGGAGATAAAAATTTAATCGCTCTTGAAGAAAAAAAACAAAAGGAAAAAAATGTTTCAAAACAACGAAAAAGAACATGACTCAACTTGCCTTGGATTCATCTGTACTTGTGGTGGCAAAAAATAATTCATGACACGCATCAGATATAAAAGAGACAGACAAAATAATACCATTGTCAACATCAAACCTCTTTTATGTGGTAGTAAATTTGTCAATGTAAACATAGACTTAAAGGCCATGGAGTGGACTATCTATGATGCAGAAACAAAACAAATACTTTCGACTGGTGTTAATAATACTTTGACAAAGATAAAGAAAGATATTAAACTGGCTACCATAAAGTTGGGAGCTACCTATTACAATGATGTGAAGGGTAGGAGATTAATCATCAAATGAATAGCGACATCATCATCTGGCTGCATGACAATAAGTTCGGTATCATTTATTTAATTACTCCATTAATTAATCAGAAGAAAAACGCATTGCAAACATATGACGTAATTTTTCACGATGAAATTAATAAACAATTCAAAAGTCTTTATTTAAGTTTAATAGGAATTGAAGCATCCGCAGCTCTCGGTTGTAGCGCAGAAGATTTCTATGAAACAGTAGAAGATGTAAACGTAACAGAATATTTAAACGAACTTATTCAAGAAGGAGAAAATGAAAATGATTAAAACTAATTTGATTGTTGGAATATCTGAAGATGCAATCGGCGGCGATCCCGATGCAGTAACACTTAAAACAACTAGCACTGGCAACATCATCATTGAAACCATTGTTCCTAAAGTAGCTATCAAGCTTCAGGATCTTCAGGATGCCATCGTTGCAGTTCAAGAATTCATTGGCGAACGTCCTATCATCATTCAGACAACAGCTAATGATGATTCACAACCAACATTTGAATTTGAATATCAATCTTCAATCGAAGACCATAGAGCAATTTAAGGTGAATTAATGTCTTTATTAAATACTCGAATTGAATATGCACCTTTTGAATATCAACGAGCTTATGAGTATTGGGAACTTCAACAGCAATCACATTGGCTTCATCATGAAATTGCAATGGCTGGAGATATCCAAGATTGGAAAGAAAATCTAACTGATTCTGAAAAAAATGTAATTGCTGGCATCTTAAAGGGATTTACTCAGGCTGAAATTTTAATTGAAGATTATTGGTCTAACAAGGTTTGTAACTGGTTTAAAAAACCGGAGATACAAATGATGGGAAATACATTCGCATCTTTTGAGTCTATTCACGCTGTAAGCTATGCATATCTTAATGATAGTTTGGGACTTACTGATTATAAAGCATTCCTTAATGAACCTACCACTAAGGCCAAGATTGATAGATTGATTAATACTAAAGGCAAGTCCAAAGAAGATATCACCAAGTCTTTAGCAATCTTTAGTGCCTTCAATGAAGGTGTGAATCTATTCTCATCTTTTGCTGTACTCCTTAACTTCAGTAGATTTAACAAGCTAAAAGGTGTAGGTCAAATTATTGCATTCAGCATTAAAGATGAAACTTTACACAGCGAAGCTGGTTGTTGGTTATTCAAACAATTTGTATCTGAATATCCTGAAGTATTTACTGATGAACTTAAAAAAGATATTTATGAAGCGGCAAGACTTACAGTACAACTTGAAGATGATTTCATTGATAAGATTTTTGAACTTGGTGCAATCGAAGGACTTGATCCTAAAGATTTAAAAGTATTTATTCGCCATCGATGTAATACAAAGCTAACCGATCTTGGACTTAAACCTAATTGGAAGAACATAGACAAGGAAGCGCTGAAGCGTATGGAGTGGTTTGATTCACTCTCTAGTGGTGTATCTCATCAAGATTTCTTTAGTGGAAGAGTATCAGATTACTCTAAAGGAAATTTAAACTTTGAAGAAATGTGGTAGTAATTATGGATGCTATAGAATTAGAATTACAACAACTTAAACAATCCGGCGAAGCTCCTCAATGGTTAGATATTGAAGGTTATCGTACACTTAAAGGTGGATACCTTCTTCCAAATGAAACTCCACGAATGATGTATAGTCGTGTTGCCAAGGCTGGAGCTAAACAATTCACACATGATAACTTGGAAGATAAATTCTTTAACATCATGTGGAAAAATTGGCTATGTCTTGCTTCCCCAGTAGCATCGAATATGGGTACTGAACGCGGCCTTCCTATTTCATGTAATACCATCCATGTCGATGATAGTATTGATAACATTTTTAGTAAACAACATGAGTTAGCCATGCTTTCTAAGAATGGAGCTGGTGTTGGAGTTTACCTTGGTGACATAAGAGGAAGAGGATCTCCAATTTCTGGTAATGGTAAATCTGAAGGGATTATACCTTGGGCTAAATGTTTTGATACTACAACTGTAGCAGTAAGTCAGGGAGCTACTCGCAGAGGAGCAACCGCACTTTATCTTCCCGTGGATCATCCCGACATCGAAGAGTTTATTAATATTCGCAGACCCGTTGGCGATATGAATCGCCGTTGTCTTAATGTTAATAATGCTGTTTGTATTTCTAATTCATGGATGAATTCTATGTTGGAAGGAGATAAGCATAAGCGTTCTATATGGAAAGAAATTATTAAGGCACGAGTTGAAACTGGTGAACCCTACATTCTTTTTACTGATAATGTTAATGATGCAAATCCACCGGCCTATAAAAACAATAATTTTGTAGTTAAGTCTTCCAATCTTTGCAATGAGATAATGTTATATACGGATAAGGATCATACATTTGTTTGTTGTCTTTCTTCTATGAATTTAATGAGATGGGAAGAATGGAAAGATACAGACGCGGTTGAATTATCAATCATGTTCTTAGACGCAGTACTATCCGAGTATATTGAAAAAGCACAAAACAAATCGGGATTTGAATCTGCAATTAATTCTGCTATAAAAGGTAGAGCAATTGGACTCGGAACTCTTGGTTGGCACAGCTTACTTCAATCTCGAATGCTTCCATTTGATAGCTTTGAATCAATGATGTTAAATGCTAATATTTTTAAAACAATTCAACAACGCAGCATTAAAGCCAGCCAAGAACTTGCTAAATTATATGGAGAACCAATTTGGTGTAAAGGAACTGGGATGAGAAATACTCATTTAAATGCACAAGCTCCCACAGTATCTAATTCTATTATTAGCGGTGGATGGTCTGCAGGAATTGAACCTATTGCTGCCAACATATTTTCACAGAAAACTTCCAAGGGAACATTTATTCGTAAGAATAAAATACTGGAACATATTTTAGATAAAAAAGAAAAGAATACATCTGAAATTTGGAAAAGCATTACAGAGAATAATGGAAGCGTACAACACTTATCCTCTTTAACTGATCTTGAGAAGAGCGTTTTCTTAACCGCCAGAGAGATTAATCAGTTCTCTATTATTAAACAAGCATCTCAACGCCAGAAGTTTATAGACCAAGGACAGTCTTTAAATCTTTTCTTCGGTGCTAACAGTGATCCTAAATATATAAATCAAGTACACATTGAAGCATATAATTCTGGACTAAAAGGATTATATTATCTTCGTACAGAGGGCGTATTAAAAGGCGATCTTGCATCACGCTCAAAAGAAGAATGTGCATCTTGTGAGGCATAAACATGAAATATAAATGTAGTATCGATGATTGCTTCAATAAAAGAACTGCCAAGGGCTTATGTCAATTTCATTACGATAGGTATAGATCATCAAACTCTAAAAGAAAATATCAACAGCTTATTAAGAAATGTAATGACAACAATAGAAAAACAAATATAACAGAACAACAATTACAACAAATAACATCCCAAAATTGTTATTATTGTGGCAAACAAAATAAATCAACTGGACATGGTTTAGATAGAATAGATAGCTCAAAGGATTATTTAATTCATAATGTTGTTAGTTGTTGTGGTAATTGCAATAGAGCTAAAAGCGATTTAAACTCTGGTGATTTTTTTGAAATGATTTTAAATATTTATAAAAATACAGAACGAAAAGTAAACTTTTTATACGAACTATCAGAAAGAGATTGATTGTTTATTTTATTTATGTATAATAATATTTAAGAGTTTGCGCCTTTAACTCAGCCGGTTAGAGTAGTCCGCTCATAACGGATTTGTCGGAGGTTCAAGTCCTTCAAGGCGCACCAATTAACTATGACATACAGACGTTGCAGAAATCCTCATCGAACAGACGGTCCGACTCTTGAACAGATTATAACTCTTGCAATAGAAAAGCTTGGGTGGAATCGTAAGAAAGTTATGTCGTGGGTAGAAAAGGAAAATGCTTCTCTTAAACATGCAAGACCAAGAGAACTTGTTGATCGTGGTCAAGGTGAATTAGTTATTGATTTATTGAACAAACGAGAAAGTGACAGATTAAAAGAAGATAAACGTAGAAAAGAAAAATAAATACGTCTGCGTATCCCAATCGGCAGAGGAATAAGTTTTAAAAACTTACAAGTGTGGATTCGAGTTCCGCCGCAGACACCAATTTTTGGGAAGTAGCTCAGAGGTAGCAGCAGCATCCTGTTAAGATGAAGGTCGTAGGTTCGATCCCTACCTTCCCAGCCATTTTATGAACAATTCAACTGTAAACATACCATTAACTAAAGTGTATATAGATAATAAATATCTAGGGTTAGCCTATGGCTGCACTGAAGCATATTGGTATGGGATTACTTCCGTTCCAGCTAGACAGTTTCTATGCCATGTAATGCTTTACAACGGCTCTAACTGGTATGGTCTCCCACTTGCTTCAATGAGCACTAAACCATCTCATTCTGGTACTATTGCAGAAGCACAGGCGTATGATTGTTTTTCTTACGACATCTCCTACATTCGATTTAATTTCCTAAGAGATCAAAGAGCCAAAATTCTATCGTCAGAAGGCACATACTTATTCACCATTATATCACATGACAACGATGGTCACGCTCCATTTGCTGAGTTCCCAGAACAAGCCAAGACATTTACATTCATAGCATTAGATGATGGACGCATTACTTGCGCTCCTAATAACTATATCACTTGGATCGATAAGGCTTTGTATGATGAAGATGTCGCATCCCAAAAGCAATACAAACGACTTGATACAGTTTATAGATCTCAAAAATAATCATTGACTTATAAAACAGGTTATGTTACCCTGATGTAAGGTTATGATTCATCTTTGGATTTGCAATAAACTATTTAAACCTTTCCGAGAATTTAGAATTGAATTAAATACGTTTCTTGAAAAAATAGAATCCCATTTACTTCATAACTATTTCAAATATGAAATAAACAAACGAATAAAAAACAATAACAAGGAGGTTATTAAGTGAATAAACGTATTAAGATTGGCGTAGCTTTAGCATTAACAATTACATCTATTTCAGTTTTTGTATCAACAAGAACAAAAACTATTAAACCCACCACAGCTCCTGAATATTCCATGACTTCGGTAATGATTACTCGGTACGATGGAAGATCAGGCGGTAGCGGCGTTATTATTTCATCCAATAAGAATTCATCTCAAATACTTACGAATGCCCATGTGTGCGAAGTAGTTAAGAATGGTGGCATTGTTCGTTCTGATTATGCCAAGGGTATCGTCAAGAACTATCGTGTATCCCAGATTCATGATTTATGTTTAATTACAACAAACAACAACTTTAAGATTAACACTGTCGTTGCACCAGATTCCCCAGAATTATATGAAGATGCCATCGTTGCCGGACATCCACATCTTCTTCCTGTGATTGTCACCAGAGGACACTTCAGCCAAAAAGAATTAATCACCATTCTTGTTGGTACAAAGAAGTGCGAACCGGAAGACTTTGAAAAAGAAGATACGGCTGTATTTTGTAGGTTCTTTGGTATGATTCCAGAAATTAGAACATACGAAGCGCAAGTGGTTAGTTCCACCATTATGCCCGGATCATCCGGCTCTCCTGTATATAACAACAAAGGAGAAATTTCAGGTCTCGTATTCGCTGGTTCTGGTAATTTTGGATACGCAATGATTGTTCCCTATGAATACATTAGTGGGTTCTTCGAGTACGAACTACAAACATTACCTATTAGATTCCCAAATGAACTAGCTAAAACTCCAGAAGATGCAGAAGATACTTCTGTATTTACTAGAGTATGCGCTGACAAAACCATTCCATCTAAAATCAAAAACGTATGCGAACTTGTTTCAAAGAGTTTGCTTTTACTCAACTAGGAGATTTATGACTAAGAAACAAAAACGAAGCAGTAGAAAAAACATGGCCAACAGAAGCACTATTAAGTATTTCAAGAGAATGGAAACAGCACATCTCGCTAGTACTATGACCGCATCCGCAGTTAAACCAAAAGCAACAGGCGGCACTGGCTATGCGGCTTCACTCAAGAGAGCTAGTGGTCGCGGAGCGTAAATGGTAGAGATTATCATTACTCCGGATATGATTAGAGAGGCCAAAGAACTAGCCGAACAACTCGGCACTCTGCGTAACTCTATCAGAAACGGAGAAGGTAATCTCGCCGGATTTTTAGGCGAAGTTTGTTTTTTAAAACATTATGTCGATGCTCATAGAGATAATGATTATAACCATGATATTGTTATTCATAACAAAAGAGTAGAAGTTAAAACTAAAGATAGAACTGTTACTCCTAAACCATATTATGAATGTTCAATTGCTAATTATAATACCAAACAATTGACTGATTATTATTATTTTGTTTCACTATTGCGAGAAGGTACGCAATACACTAAAGCGTATCTTCTCGGATATAAAACCAAAGATGAATATTTTAAGAAGGCTAAGTTTCTAAAGAAGGGTTCTATCGATCCTTCTAATAACTTTACAGTGAGAGCTGATTGTTGGAACTTACCTATAAGTGAATTGGAGATGATGTAATGGGAAATAGATTAAGTCATAGTCAGGTTAGCAAATTTCAACAGTGCGGTAAAGCATATGAGTTTTGGTATGTAAAGAAAATACGACCAACTAAAATGCGCTCTGCTCTTATGTTTGGTAGTGCTTTGGATAAAGCCATCGGTGTTTTGCTTAAGCCAGACGAAGACAAGACTAAAACCCCTGAACAGATATTCTCATACTTCTGGAGATTCCAAGATGTCAATGGTGAGAATACCTATCTTCCAGATAATCCTAATCTTGTATATGCCAAGTCTGACTTTGATAAAGACCTACTGACTTCCGAAGACATTAAAAAGCTTGGCGTCAGTAAAGAAACAATTATTGAATTAGCCGAGAAGCGGAATGCGCAGGGGTTTGATAATTTGTCACAAGACGAAAAGACTTTGTGCAATGAAGCATTCTGGATGTGCTTGCACAACAAGGGGCTTTATATGATCGATGCCTTCCGCAAGAAGGTAATGCCCAGACTGCGTAAGATACATAGCACGCAAGAATTCATTGAACTTGATAACGGGGAAGACAAGGTAATTGGTTATATTGATATTGTAGCAGAAGTCGAAGGACACAATGAACCCATCGTACTTGATTTAAAAACATCGGCAGTTCATTACGAAGAAGATTCTGTAGTCACATCTCCGCAGCTATCTTTGTATGTCCATGCTGTGTCAGAAAAGTACCAGACCAAGAAAGCCGGATACATAGTACTAAATAAAAACGTAATTAAAAACAGAATTAAAATATGCAAGAAGTGTAATCATGATGGATCAGGTGGAAGACATAAAACTTGTAATAACGATATTGATGGCGTTCGCTGTAATGGTGACTGGAATGAAACAGTGAGTCCGGAAGTTTATGTTCAATTTTTAATTGACGCCATACCAGAAGCTACCGAGAATTTAGTATTGGATAATATTGACGACATTAATACGTCTATTAAGACTGGTCACTTTACAAGAAACTTGAACGCGTGTACAAATACATATGGTGGCGTTTGTGATTACATCAATTTGTGCTACCGTAATTCAATGAAAGGATTAATAAACAAGGAATAAATATGACAAAAGTAGAGGTTAAAATTTCAAATGGTGACAAATTTAAAGTTGATTTTGATGGAAGCATTGTTGACTTTCAAGAACTTATTCGTTACGATAATGGAACGTTTTTCGTTCAAACTGAAGACGCTTGGAGAATCCTCGTTAAAGACATCACATCTTTCAGATTTCCAAATGAATCAGCAGAAACTTGAAACAGAGGAAGACAATATGATGGCAAAGAAAAACAAAAAAGAATTTGATATTCAAATAGAAGAGGAACAACAAATGCTAGAAACAAATCACTATAACGAGCCGATGGTTAATTATGACACTTCGGCATATTCAATGTTTGAAGGAAATGGTAAATATCACGTTGTCAAAATCCCATTCAATAGCGTTACGCTTCAGAATGGAAACGTTGAGATCGTAGAATCCAATACCGAAAAGCTCATCATCCAAGAACGTCTTCAAGTATTACTTTTCGGAGCTGATATTCTATGAGTGAAAAAATCCATAAGTTCGTATATCAAGTTACAACATTTTTAATTTATGCGTATGCCGTAGGTCTTGCTTACTCATACGATGCATATGCTGGACTTACAATCGGTGGACTCATCGCCATTCGTTTTCTTGCTAGTGAACTTTATTACTATGAAGTTAACAAGAAAGATCAAGAGATGATGATGGAACTCGAATATGTTCTTCAAGCTAAAGAAGAAGAACTGATGAGACAACTTGAAAAAAAGTTTGGTCAATCAAAAGATGTTGAAAACGAAAATGAAAAGTGATAAAATAAAAAAAGGAGAAAACAGAAATGAATAATTTGATTTATAAAAAAATGTCAGAAGTAATGAAAGATATTGGTCATGTTGGTAAAGACCAGAAAAACTTATCACAAGGGTTTAAGTTTCGCGGGATTGACCAGTTTGTAAATGCTTTGTATCCTGCGCTTACTAAGCATGGAGTCTTCATGGCTCCTCGTGCCACTTCATTCTCACAAGAACTTAAAGAAGTTACTCGCTCTAACGGAAAGAGTGGTATCGATAAGCACGTTGCCATTCAGGTAGAATATGATTTCTTCGCTGAAGATGGTTCTAAAGTTACCATCGGACCAATTCCAGCGGAAGGTCTTGATAGCGGCGACAAGGCTACCAACAAGGCACTGTCTGCCGCTCTTAAGTATGCCCTCATTCAAACCTTCAGCATTCCTACGGAAGACATGGCAGAAGCGGATCTTGACAGCCCAGAGATTGGAAAACCAACTGCTTCTAAAGTAGTTGTTGCGACTTCTGAAAATAACGTTAATGCTGAATTTGATGCTATTGCAAAACCCGTAACAGCACCAACTCCAGTTAAGACTTCTTCTTTTAGGAAGAATGCAAAAACAACTGTAACTCCTTCCACTGAACTTACTGTTGAGGAATGGGCATGAACGAAGAACTCACAACAGAACACATTGCCACCGAAGAACAGGTACAAGCGGCTACTAATGAGCTATTACAGCAACAGCAGTCTATTGAACCGGACAAAGCGGCTAGCATGGTATTTAAATATTATTGGCCTCAATACAAATTAGCTACATCTAAGCTTTCAAACAAAGATGCAAAGCGTTTGAATCAGGCTATCATCGGTTACCCTCTTGAGGTAATTGAAACAAATTTCTATAGCAAAGATGCTAAAGAAGCGTTCAGTTTGGCCAAGGTACTTCTTGATGCTAGATTTATTCTGCAACAAAAAGCCTTGTCCGATAAACTGAATGAAACTGAAACCGTAAATGAAGAAGGAAACAAATAAAATGACAGAAAAGAAAAAGTACAAAAGAGAAGTAATTGGTTCATTCCTTAAAGCTAAGGACTCCAATAAGCCACCATACATCAAGATTAAATCTGATGCTACATTCAAGGCGAACGATATTATTCGCGTTGAGAACAAGAAGTTCCAATTGGAATCTCTTGAAGCTGCAGTATCTGCTGGTAAACTCAGCGGAGAAATTGCCGAGAAAGCTCGTGAGCGCATTAACAAGATTCCCGATTTTGTTATCGCTGAACTCGTAGTATTAAATAATTAAATTAGTCATCTCAATAAGTTTTACTGTTGACTTATTGGGGCGTTAGCGTGGGTTGCTCTGTCCCATGCTCCTTTTCCCCACGGTATTATACAACTTCATCTCCTGTATTTTATCGTGGGGTTTTATTTTTATGAGGAACAACATGAACAACAACGAACATAAACTTCAATACTATCATAACATTGGCGACAAATATACAGTTTGTTGCGAAGTTCCAGATAAAGAAGAACTGATGTTACATTTAGGAATGTCTTTGACATTTGATAAAGTAATCATCCCAATTAAAATTGGATTTGCTAAATGTCATCCTAAAGATAAATATATTCGCAAACTAGGAAAAGAAGTTTCAAGTCAAAATTTAAATCCATGCGACTTTTTTCTTGATCAAATAAGATTTATAGATAATAATTATTACGTCGTGCATCTTTGCGCCAAGATACAAGGCTATGCAACTATGATAGAAATGGAGGTACAGAAAAATATTAAAAGAGTGTATTTTGTAGATTTCAAACATTTTAAATTATGAGCACAGATAAAAAAAAGGAAAACAACATGTTAGCAACAGAAGCAAAAACAACACAGAAATATTATAATGTAAAACTAGGGTTAGTGTCTAAAGGTAAGCTAATGACATTAAACGAAATAGAGAAGCTAGATATTCCAGAAAATCAAGACGCTTACATCTCAATCTTCAAATACAACGAAGAACAAAAGAAACAAGTAGAACAAACCGGATCAGTTGCTAGAATTAAAGATGTCACCACCGATATCCTTGTTTGGGATTTTGACAGCGCTAATAATCCTGAATTAGCAAGAAAAGATGTCATCACCTTGGCACAACGACTTGTTGATAATTACAGTATTGATCCAGATCAGATTCATTGTTACTTCTCCGGATCAAAAGGAATGCACGTTGTGCTTCCCCTCAATAAAGAAATAACTCCAGAACAATTTAAACATGCCACTGGTACAATTGCCAATGGATTAAAAACATACGACAGTGTAGTATCTGACCCTGCTAGGATTATCAGGATGGAATACACTAAACATCCTAAAACTGGATTATACAAAATCCCACTACACATTGCGGAAATCGATGAAATGAATATTGAACAGATTAAAGAACTTGCTAAGAACCAAAGGGATGATGTTGAATTCAGCAAAACCGCAGTAAAGCTTCCCGAAACATTATTTACTGTAGAACAAAAGAAACCGGAATTAAGTTTGGTAGCTTCCCCGAGTGTGCTTGATTTCTCCAAGAAGCCGAAGGGATGGCAGGATTATGTATTTGCCATTCTTGAAGGTCACTATGAATCAGGCGAAAGACACAATGCTCTTATGGTTCTTGCGGCTAAATGTCGTGCAATGGGTTATGACAAAGAGCAAACTTATTATCTTTGTAAAAGCTCTCTTAAGAAACAATCCATTATTAAAGGTCAACCTGAATTTGATAAGGAAGAACTTTACAAAAACATTATTGAGAATTCTGTTTACAGTGATCGATGGGAAGGTGGCAGCTTTTCTCCTAAGAATAATCCATGGCTCGCAAAGTACTGCGAGAGATTGAACATTCGTTGGGATAACAGAACTGAAGCAAACGTTACTTCCGTCACAGAAGCATTTGATTCATTTGAAAACTTTGCTACCAATATTGATGCTCACACAATCAAGACTGGTATCCACGGATTAGATGATGTGCTTCGTTTAACTGTAGGTATGAGCGTTGGTTTGATCGCTAGTCCGGGTGTTGGTAAGACTTCCGTTAGTCTTCAAATTCTAAACAATATGTCAAAACAAGGTCATCGTTGTGTATTCTTCTCGTATGACATGTATGCCCCTATTGTTTATCAGAAGCTTGTACAGAAACATTTTAACATTGGATCTAAAGCAATGTTTGAAAAGTTTAAAGTCGATCCAACCTTTAGGAAAACTGTTAAGGATAAAATTACCGAGGAATATAAAAATGTTAGTTTCTGTTTTAAGACCGGTCAAACTGTACCTGACATTGATTCAACACTTGATGAAGTCGAATCTACCACTGGCCAAAAAGTTAAATTCATGGTCGTTGATTACAATGAACTTGTTCAAACTGATTATAGCGATGCAACAGCTTCATCGTCTTTTGTCGCGCAGAAGATGAGAGAGATTGCACAAAGAAGAGAAGTTTGTGTATTTAGTTTGTTTCAACCATCTAAAATATCTGGAACCCCTGCGGATGAAATTAAATCTTATAATGCAGCAAAGGGTTCTGGGGCTATCAGTCAATCTGTTAGCGTGATGCTTGGTATGTCAAGGCCGGGTTATAATCCACAGCAATCCGAGAATGATAAGTATGTCAACCTTTCTTGTTTAAAGAACAGGATGGGACCCCTCTTCTCTCTTGACTGGAGATGGGATGGACTTACTGGAACCATTTCTAAAATGGGCGATGAAGACTTTGAGGATCTTAAACAGATTCGCGAAAGACGGGCTTCAATTGAATCTTCTAGCAATGGGTGGACTTGATTTATGGCAAAGGAAAAAGAAAAACTTGATTATTTGTTTGAATTATTTGCCGGAGAATATGTTGTAGTCATTCTAAGATTCATCATTGAAAGAACCACTCAGACATCCAAAGAAGTTGAGCTATTAAAAACTCCTATGCACGTTAGTGGTTACTTCACCGATCAGGATGACAATTTCATTTATCTTGGACACAAGCCAAATAAATATCATCAGGCTGTAAGCAAGTCCGATATAGTTCATCTGGAATTATCTTCAGAAGAAGATCAAACAGTTGAAAGCGTTAGTAAAGCTTTGAAAGACTTCAAGGAGCCTGAAGATGATAAGGGATACAATTAGTTTAGAATATGTTCTTTCCGCATATGCTAGACCAACATTTTTAACCATCACTGAACCAGACCAAGACAACGATATACAAGTAATAATCAGCTCTAATATATTCAAGAACATGGAGCCGGAAGATCGTATTGAATATGTTTTTAATTTAATACGAGCCTATATTCCTGATATACTATTAGACAGACTTGTAATCGTTCAGGCGTTTGATTCAGATGAAATAACCGAAGTGCTTGAAAATGCTTTCGATGAAAACGAATACTTTTAGACAGCGAGATAATTATGCAACCGGGAGATTTAGTAATCATTATTGGTAAGTTAGACGACAAAATAAGACAAAGGAGCTATGATAATTTAATTTGCGGAACATACTGGGGAGCTGTTAGATTAGAAAATGCAGATGTTGCCGTTCTTCTTGAGAATGGTGATATTTATGTTGGACTTCGTAGAGATGTTATTTTAAAATCGGAGCAGGAATGAATAAGCTTTTAAATGGTAAGTCCGATATTTCTAGAATAATAGGTCTTGAGTGTGTTGATTCTAGTGTTGAAATCTTTATTCAACAAGAAGATGGAAGCGTAGTTTCAGAATTTAGACCACATCGGTATTGGATTCTAACTCATAACAAATTGGCAGCCAATGCAGTTAAACTAGAAGGTGACTTGCATTATAAGTATGGCTATCAATTTGCCACGAGAGAAGACTTCGAGAAAACAAGATCGTCCATTCGGAATGAAGATAGCTATTCCATTTACAATGCTGAGGAAGCTTGTATGGTTAAGGATGGTTATACCTTCTATCGAGACTTAAAGCCTACCGATTTAGCTGTTTTATCTTTTGACATTGAAACCACGGGATTGGATGGGGAAGCAGATGATGCCAAGGTTTTACTTATAAGCACAACATACAGGGATCATAATGGGAAATCTGTAAACAGATTATTCTCGTATGATGATTATAAGAATGAAGGTGAGTTAATAACTTCCTTTTGCTCTTATGTTAGACAAGTTAATCCCAGCGTTATCATTGGTCATAATATTATTACTTATGACTTTCCTTATTTAAAAGCCAGAGCCGAAGCAAACAACGTTACACTCGAATTAGGTAGAAACAACAGCCAAGTAAAATTCAACCACTATGAATCTAAATTCCGTTTGGATGGAACTCGTGACCTTCTTTATAAGAATATATCTATTTACGGCAGAGAAATCTGTGACACTTACTTTCTTTCTGTATCGTTTGATGTGAGCAAGTCTTTTGAAACTTATGCCCTTAAACCGTTAATCAAACAGCTTGGATTCGAGAAGCAAGGGCGACAGTATTATGATGCTGGGGAAATTAGAAAGAACTACAAGATTTCATCTGAATGGTTAAAGATTAAGCAATACGCAATAGATGATGCGGAAGATCCTATTAAGTTATTTGATATGATGTCTCC